TCGGTCATTCCGTTGCCTCTTGCCTCTTGCCTCGAACTGGTTTCGGCGGCTTGCCTTCAACCGCCTTGAGGGTTTCGCTCCTCAGCATCTTGACGATCTGCGCGCCGACGAACCGCCTGCCCTCGGCAAAGGCCGTGGCGTGGCTGTCATTCTTGCGGTAGCTCAGGTCGTAGTAGTTGCTGGCGTGCTGGATGATCCAATCCATGGCCGCCTGCTGCTGGCCCTCATTGGCCTTGCCGGCGATCACGGCACGAATGGCCATGACGATATCTTTGTCGTAGGGCGCGGGCGCATGGGCTTCCATTAGCCCTGCGCTCCTATACGCGGATCAATGTAACGAACCTCCGGGATCGGCTGGCTACACCACATTTCAACGAGGGCCGCGCCCAGTGGCGTTGATTGGGGTATCCCATCTCGCCACTCCAGAAGGCCCGCAGCGATCAGCGCATCACGACGCTCTAGGTAAATCGGCGCGCTTTCCCGGTCAAAGCGCTCTATGCTGCAGTGATGATGCAGCATGACGTTGATATCAAACGGGGACCAAATCTTATCCATAGTTTGCCTCCTATGGGGTTTTAGTTCTGAGCCTTTGCCAGTTTCACAATCGCCAGCGATGTTTCACGTGACATGTCTGGCGAGGCCGTTGTGCATGCCGCCAGTTGAACCGCGACGAGAACCACCGCAGCGATTAGTGGCTTCACGCGCCAGCCCCTGGCGTTACACCGCCCTGCGGCCCCGAGATCATGCCGGCCTGCGATAGAGCCATGGACGCATCGGCAACGCTCTTGCCTACCTGTGCCCCGCCCTGAAGCGCGGCAGCAGCCTGCGTAAGACCGTCAACGGTGTTCTGCTGGTCGGCCGCGTTCTGCTGCGTCTGTTCATCGTTGAACCAGTCAGCCGGCGCCTGCGTGCCGCGCACGGCGTCCTTGGTGGCCTTCTGCCAGTCAATGAGCGTGGCAACCGTCTTGTCGATCTTGGCGGCGCCAGCCACGATCTGCAGTGATTCCTGGAAGGCCTGGACGTTCTGCCTGCCCTCTGCCGTGTTCAACGGGCCCTCGAACGTGAACGTTACGTCCTTGTTGCTCAGGGCCTTGGGCATTGCGTCGATGTCAAACGCGTCGTTACGCACCGCCATCTGGAATGCTACGTCCAACAGCGGCAGATGGTATTCGCTCTCGATCGGGCCGGTGAACGGCAGGATGGCTCGGCGATACTCCTCAAGCCGTGCCTGCGTCTCAAACGCGGTCTTCTGCTGCGGCGGCAGCATGATCTTGTTCAAGAGGAACGCTTCGGCAATGAGGTTGCGAACGTCCTGCTTCATCTCCATGCCGAAGCCCAAGCCGCTCGATGTCGGCTCGGTCATGATGGCGTCCTGGATCTTCTGGTCTGCCTCAAGGTCAACGTAGGTCATGCCGCCGGCATAGCGGTTCACCGCATCGCGGAAGATTTCTCCACGGGCGAACATCGGGGCGTCAACCGCCTTCTCGCCCTGCTCCAGAAGGATGCGGGCCAGCGATTGCAGCATGCGCACATCGGGCAATGAGTTGATGGCGGCCGGGCTGAACCCCTGCGGGAAGCTCGATACGGTACGCCAGCGTGGAATGATGTAGTTGAAGACCGGAAGCGGCCCCTCGCCCAGAACCTCCTCATGCTCACAGTCGATGTAGAGCGAGCAGAACGGGTTGTCCTTGTACTGGCGTCGCTTGGCCTTGTCGTCCCCGTAAATCTCCTCGAACGGCAGGACGATGTGGCGAACCTTGAATTCCTTCGCCGGGTCTTTCTTGGACGCTTCGATGATGCCCTGATGCAGCGCAGCCTTGGGCCAGCGCTTGACGATGTTGCGCGCCGTCATCGGCATGAGGCGCTGGTTGTGGTCGATCTTGCCGACCTGGTTCAGCATCCATGCGCATTCCTTGGGATGCCATGTGCGGAACAGGAAGTGCGCGCGATCCGGGCTTTCCTCAACCGACAGGACGGGATTGCCGAATGCTACCCAATCGTGATCCGCTTCGTTGGTCGAGCGCACGAAGTTCGCGCGGCGATCGTAGACAAGCCTGCGAAAATGATTGGTGGCATACTCAAGCCAGCGCGCATTGGCCGGGTCTTCATCGATCTCATCGAGGCCGGTCTTGACCGCGAACCACTCGCCTTGACGCAGCAGGGCGCCGATGGTGTTGCCGAGCGTCTCCCGCGCCTGGACCTGGAACGAATCCATCAGGTCTGCGGAGAAGTCATCACCCAGCGAGAACGTCTGCGTGAAGTCGCCGCGCATGGGATAGATGTATTCGGCAACCTCTTGCATGAGGCTGTCCCACTGGCTCTTCTTGGCGAAGAGCTTATCCCCGATGGAAACAAGCTCTTTTGCTCGCGAGTCCATCGATTAGCCGGCCTGCCCGAGCAGCGAATTGCCATAGCTTGTCGTGCCAGCACTGCCACCATTGCCGCGTGACAGCATCGTGGATGCACGACCCGAACGCGCTGCGATCTGCTGGCGCTGGCGAAGATCAGCCGCCTTGGCCGCAGCATCGTCAGGAACCGGCATTGGCGTGGCGTCAGCGGGTTTTGGCGTTTTGCCGAAGAGACCGGACATGTGTGTTTCTCCTAGAAGAGCAGCGAAAGGGCAGAGACGGCCACGGCGGCCCATGAAGCGACTGCAAAACCTGTGCCCATAGCGAGCGCAGCATAACCGCCGCCATTGCCGTAATAATCGCGAGCCTCATTCGCCACGAAAGCTAGACCAGCGGCGCAGCCAGCGAACCACCAAGCGGCCCATGTATCGGTGTGAAGGCCTGCCGCCGCCAAAATCAGCAGCAAGACAGCGCCAGCGGTGTTCTGGTTCATGCGCGCCTCTTCTTCATCTTCGAATATCCGACATTGACGACTGGTGTTGGGCGTCCCAACGGACCGCTCTCACGCTTCGTCATGGCCGGGAACAGCGAGGCAAGGCCCCAGATCATTGCATCCGCCCGATCAGGCGAGCGTGAACCGACATAACCAGCCGTTGTCATGGCGCAGAGCTGGTCTTCCAACTCACCGAAATAGCCGACGAGCGAGACCTTCTGTTGTTCGAACAGGGCTGCGATTGGCTCAGCCCGGACAATCTTGCCTCTCGATGCGGTGACTTCCCGATATGGGACCGCCGAACCAATGCGCTTTGAGGCAGCAGAGCGGATGATTTCCGCCACCATCGCCCCGCCGAAATTGCTTTCTGCCACCACGCAATCAGCTTCCCACCGATCGAACGCTGAAACCGCAGCGTCGCCCCATTGAGCGGGAGCCATGCGCCCCGAGATATCCTCCAGGACGTAGCCGCGGCCATCCTTGCCGAGCCCGCAAACGACGATGCCGACCTCATCGGAGCGCTTGTCTTCCTCGCCGGCTACACCGGAAGGATCGACGGCCACGACAATGCGGACCATCTCCGGTATCTTGCCGTCAACGATGCGCTGCTGATCCAGCAGTTCCATCGTCCACAGCGCGGAGTCGGACATGTCCGCGAACTGCCCGAGCCAGAAGCGGCGCCTCATGGCTTCCGACATGCCTTGAAGCTCCTCCAGATACGAAGCCGGGAGATTGGCCTCGTTGTCCTTCGGGTTCATGGTGATGGCGGCGTAGTTCGTGGGGTTCGCCAGCGGTGTGCGGCGGTCAGGGTCCTTCTTCTCAACGAACAGCTTGTAGGTCCAATGGGCCATGCCCGGAGGATTACAGTCGTAATAGGCCTTGAGCCTGAGCGGTGTCTTCTGCGCCAGGCGGGTGATCGCCATGTTGCGCGAGGCATAGGGTATCTGCGAACACTCGTTGAGGTAGAGCGTTGCGTATTCCTGCCCGAGGATCTTTTCCGTCCGCTCCTTGTCGTCCAGCCCGCCGAACCAGATTTCCGAGCCGTTGGGCAGGATGTAGTACCAATCCGTCTTGTCGAGCTTGCAATTGGCATCGACGCCGGGGAAACAAAGCTCCATCACCTTCGGCAGCGTGTCGAGAATGACAGACGCCTTGATGTGGTTAAACCGATAGCGCAGAACAGCGTGCCGACTGCGATGCGCCAGGGCCCGCAACAGAACCGCCCGCATGAAACCAAACGTCTTGCCCGAGCGGGAGCCGCCATACGCCATGATGTGCGTGGCGTCCGTTGAGGCTAGTTCGACCTGTGCTTTCTGCTTGGCCGTGAGTTGGAACGTCAAAGCAGGCCTGCGTCCGAGGATTGGATGATTACGGAGACTGGTCCCTCGCCGTCCGCGCCGGTATGCTGCACCTTATCGCCGTACTTCTTTGGCCGCAGCTTGCCAGCCATCCATTTGCGAGCATCGACACGAAGAGCGGAGCGCCTGAGTGCCTCGCCATTCTCGCGCCAGCCAATCGCACCGCCATCGGCGGTGTTCTTCACCATCCAGTCGTTCGAACCATCGTCCGCAATGTCTAGGATTTCATCGAAAATGGCGTCCGCCTGGGTTTCCCGAGCGCGCGCGTACTGGTCCGAAAACGACGCCTGCTCGCTCAGCCATTTAAAGACGGAGGACTTGGCTGGCATGTCATCATCGCCACAGATCGCTCGGAGGCTTTCGCCATCGGCTATCCGCTCACAGATGATATCTGCCACGTCTTGGGAGAAGGTGGACGGCCTACCCATCGTCTTCCGTTTCGCCCAACAACTCCTCGGTCCACCGGATCAGTTCGACCATTGCGTGGGATTGGGAGTAGGCGGTTTGATGGCCGTCGAAATCTTCCTTGTCCAACAGCCCGCAATCATTGCGGTTTAAGAGTAGGAAGCACCTGAGGAGTTCGCGTTCTCTTGACATAGCTTGTTGGCCTCCAAGCTTTATTGGCCGGTGATCGCCGAGAGCGCTGCAAGAACTTCCTGTTGCGTCTCTTCCCTGGCTTTCTTCTCGGCTATCGAGACTGCCAAGGCGATCTGGCGGCGCACTTCTTCCTGAGCCTTGCGCTGTTCTGCGGGATCGGGTTGGTTGCGCCGCCGGGTTAGTGGGTTCATTAGGCGTTCTGGAGCGTGGACGAGATGATGCGCATGCCGTTCGGCAGATAGAGGCCGAGGAAGGCAGCTTCCGTGCCGGTATCCGTCCACGTGAGGGCGATCACACCCGAAGTGGTCGAGATGGCCTTGAACACCTTCTTGGCCACGATGGCGAGAAGCTTGCCCGAGGCGCCGATCGCAATGCCGGTCGAACCACCAGTCGCAACGAAGTCGGTGCCGCCCGAATTGAGCAGCATCACGATATCGACGGTCTCGGCATAATCGATGGCATTGCCATGGACATCCTTGAGCGTGATGGTGATGGCGCGCTGGTCGGCGCCCGGTGTGCCTTCGGCGGAAACGGTGATCGATGCATCGACGCACTTCGGCGTGACATCGATAATCTGGGTCGGCTGCTGCGATGCAAGCTGGCCATAGGCGCCGAGGCCGATGCGCTTGCCCATGATGGATTTGTACGGACGGGGCTGAGTGGTCATTTCGGTATTTCCTTATGATTGCTGTTGCTTGAGGGTAGGCACTGCACGAAAATCAGGATTTCAGATCGCCGGGGATGACCGCCCATTCGATCGTGGAGCCGACCGCCGTGACGTTGAGACGGATCGTTGACATGGCCGGGGTGTCCCAGACGTTGGAATAGTCCGCCGTGATGCCGGTAACGACCTTGATCCAGGCGCCGGAAGGCATCTTCTTTTCGATATCCACCGAACCAGTGGTGGCGATGTCGATGTCGATATTGAACTTGTAGTTCGGGCCGACCGTGCTAGCTGCGATGGCGCCGGTGCCGCTTGCTGTACCTGTGGCCATGTCTGGCTCCTATGTCGTCATCGCGATGAGCTGGGCATCCGTGAAAGTCAGGTTGGGCCCGAAGGCGACACGCTCGTTGATGCCCATGATGGTATTGGCGCCCGCACCATTGGTGCCGAGATCCCAGTGGGTCTGCGTGCCAGAGAAGACAACCCCCGAACCTGTGGAGCCGAGATTGCCGTTGCACGCCACCTTGATTGTTGAAGCCGTGCAGTAACCCGCAACCTTGTTGACCTGGCTAAGCCCGGTGCGCCACACGCTGTTGGCGGTGACGGAATCGGCGGGATTTTCCGAGAAATGGACAGCGCCGTTGTTATCGACGTTGCAGAACAGGTTTCCGTCAGAGG